GCTTGAAACTTTTGTCCTGTGATTGCATCAATATGTTCAACCGCAGGATCTTTTGGAACTGGTTTGACAGGTGGTTTTAAAATTAAGTCAATATTTTTTACACCAATCGCTTCATACATAGATCTGTACGCTTCATATAGATTATGCATTTGAGGATTTGATTGTGCTAATTGTAATTCTGTCTGTGCCATAGATATTCTCTGTGTTTGAGAAAATATATTTGGATCTGCTACTGGTACTACATCTATCTTATCATCAAAGTCAGCTACTTTAATTTGTCTTTGACCACCAACAACATCGTATGGATACTCTTGAGGTAGGTATGTTTTAAAAACTTTAGTTAAAAGTTTAAACTCATTCTTTAGACTAGCATACAATCTTTTATGAATTGCAGACATAGTTCTACTTCCTCTTTCCAACAGCGCTACTGTCGTCCCAACGGCCGCTTGTTGATTCCCATCTCCTATATTTAAGTCAGCTATCGAGGCAAATCTTTGCCCGGCTGATACAACGACACCCATAAGTTGAAGTAAAGTTTGAGACGGTTCTTTAAATGGAAGCATCATAAATGCATCTTTGATACTGCCACCAGGCGCATCTACATCTCTGAATTCTCCAGGTTGAATTGCTTGTACATCGTTCTGTACTCTTATTCCTCTTTGCTTAAACCCAGCAGGTAAGTTTGCTAAAGTTCCTGCATCTAATAATTGTCTTAGTGCTGCAGTTGCAGTTCTACTTAATCCACCAATCATATGGATCAAACCGAAACCATAGAATCCTAGCCCAGGTAAAAATTTAAAGTGAACGAAGTATTGGATTTTCTTTTTTAATGGATCGCCGACAGCGAAGTTTCTTCTGATAGATAAAATCTTTGTAGAATACTCATCGACCGTTACAATATAAGGAAGTTTTATTCCAGTCATTTCCCCTTCGGGTCCTCGATCCTCAAAGCCTTCTAGGTCAAGGTTAACATGACATTCAAGTAATGTAAATACTTCAGGGTCTCTTCCTCTAGTCAGTCCTTCTAACTCATGTTCTTTTTTACTTAAGTCAGACTCAGGATCATAACCCGGTTTGATTTCTATATCTCTATAGAATCCTGCTACTTGTTGTTTACGTAAATCATTCTCACCCATTTTAACTAAGTGTACAATTGCTTCTGCATCTTCTAATGAAGTCGCTGCATAAGGAACTACTAAATCTTCAGCAGGTACAAACTTTGATACTGCTCTACCTAATAAATCATCATAGTAAACTTTTTTAAATGATGATCCTGCTAGTGGTAAATAAAATAACATCTGATCAAACTCTGGCTCATACTCTTCCATGACATCCATAATTTGATAATTCATAAAATCTTTTACTCTTTGTGATTGCTCTTCTTTTTCTTTAGAGGGAACACCTATAACTTGAGTTCTTACTGGTCCGTTAGCCGGGAGTAATTCTTTGTAAGCCAATGCTTGAAATTGAGTAACCGCTTCTGCAAGAACTGGGTGAGTAGCCCCACTTGCTCCTTGAAAGGGTTCTGTTCTTTGATCATATTTAAATCCTAATAGATCTAAACCTTGAGTATAGGTTCTTTCCCAATCTGCACGAGATTGTTTGTAGTCTCGATAATTTTGAGTTAACTCTGAGCCAAGAGGTTCTAAGACTTCCTCTGGTAATAACTCTGCTAAATTATCATAATGGTTTTCTGATTGTGCTTGGTTAAAAGCCCCTGGCTCAAAGTTAATTTCTACTCCACCGTCTTCGGTTGGATTAATTTCTGTTTGTCCCTGATCCGGGAGACTTTCTTGAATTTCTACAGTTTCTGATTCTGATACTTCTGGTCCATCAATTTCAATACTTTTTCTGACTTCGTTCGGAAGCGCTTTATCTATGGTAGCCATATATTACTCTCATTTATTTTTTAGCAGGTTTGACAAGTATAGTCTTATTTGGCTTAATATTCAAGCCTTGTGAATCAGGTCCTTTAACAGGTGGTATCTGATCCCATTTAACATTGGGCATGTTCTTAGTTAATGTAGGGTTTTTATATTTATCGGGGTGTTTAAATTCGTGAGCCATTAATAGTAATTCCTTTTTCTAATTGGTACAGGTTCATCTCTATAGTCTTCTGGATGAGAAATCAACCCACCTTGTCTAAATCTTAAGACAGCTTGTGTTGTACTATCTACAAGGTCATCATGATCGCCATGAGGAAACGCAGCACATTCTTCTATTACCTCTTGTGCAAACTCCTTGGCACACGGAGCATAAATCGTACCAGACTCAAACAGAGGGGCGACCGCATTTACACGACTGTGTTTGTCATTGCCTTTAGAGGGAGTAAAGTTGACTACTGGTATTCCCATCTGTCTGAGTTCATACGTTAGAGGAAGACCCGAAGCCTTCGCTTCCACCAACACTGTTTCAGGTTGCCAGTAATCATATTGTTCCTTGGCCCTACGTCTTAGTTCAGGGAACTCTAATCGTTCTTTAATGGCATCCAATAAAATTAAACTTTGAGGACTATCTTCAGTTTCTCTAAAAATTCCCCAAGTAGTAATAGCAGAATAATCGGCAGTTTCTTTTTTCATAAACGCTGTGTCATAACTTTGAATAACATGTTCTAAATTTGGAATATGATCCTTGTCCCAATCTTTCCACCATTCTCTTTTAATAATAGCACCTTCCTCAGAAGTAGGTTGCTGCATATATTGAGCATTCCATTTTGATAAACCTGCTGCAGATTTAGTTGCAAGTAAATCTTCTAACTTCCAATACTCTGGCCAAACAGGTTCTCCACTTGGCATGATTGCAGGAAACTCTACTACTTCCCATTGGTCAGCATTTTCTCCAGAAGATGATTTTAAAACTTGTGCTGTTAAATCTTTCGTAGACCATCTCGTCATTACGATTACAATTTTTCCACCAGGTTGAAGCCTTTGCCGTGGTCCACTGGTATACCATTCATAAGTCCTTTCGAATGCTGTTGGACTATAGGCATCTTGCTCAGAATGTGGATCGTCAATAATTAATAAATCAGCACCCCTTCCGGTTACTGCACCCTGGACACCGACAGCGAAGTATTCACCACCTTGGGAAGTTTCCCAACGACCTGCAGCTTTAGAATCTTCTTGGAGTCTTGTATTAAATAAATCTTTATATTCTTGACTATCCATCAAGTGTTTTGTTTTACGACCAAATCTTACAGCTAGTTCTGCTGTGTGAGTTGCTTGAATTATTTTTAATTTTGGATTGTTACCAATCATCCAAGCAGGTAAAAAGTAGGAAGCAAATTCAGATTTGGTATGACGGGGTGGCATGTTAATAATTAATCTGTTTGCAGTTCCAGCAAGTAATTTATTAAATTTTTCAGAAATGGTTTGGTGATGGGACCCCTCGATAAAATCAGGCCAAATATGTTTTACAAAAGTTAGAAAATCGTGTTTGATTTTAGTATCTTTTTTCTTTTTAATTGAATTTATAATATCAATTTTTAATTGCCTTCTTACTTTCGGATCTGTAATTTTATTTATTTTTTCTATATCAAGCATAATTTTTAATTATGGTACCAAAAAGTTTTATACACGATCTTATGTCTAAAACCAACTATAAAGGGTATACGTTAGGATCCCTATCCGTTAAGGGGTGATTGACTTTATGTTAATGTTCAAAATCCCAAATCGTTTAGGGTCCCCTTCTTAGGGTGGGACCCGCCCACATGCACTTAGAATGGTGCGACATCTTGTCGCACCACTAGATCTAGTGTATGCAATTACTGCATACAAGTAGAGGTTTATATCTCCGTCTCTACCTCGTTCTCGATGTCACGCATCTTAGCTTTAAGATGACGAGTAGCAAACTTTAGACGAGTCTCGTTGCTCGCCCATCTGCCCTCGATCTTTAGGCCCATGTGCCTTTCAAGAGGAGCCTTGTAAGTTACGGCTGAAATTTTCTTGTCGCCGTATAACCTGTCCAAGATCATTCTACGGATAATGATTTCACCAATCGTTCTTTCAGAGATTTCTGAAACTCCGATCATCATTAATAAATGACCAATGTCATCCGCTTCTTTTCTAATCGCCGGATCAGAAAAGTTTTTAGTCTCAGGGTTCCAAGACTTGTCGTTAACGTAGTGTACTTCTAGTGGCATGTTTCCTCCATTGTTGTTGTTAATTTGTGCCATGCATCTTTATCGCACGAATGCATTTTTTATTATAGATACTTTATTGTCGCACCCTCAAATTAAATTAAGGCCCTGTTTCCAGGGCCTCAACCAACAACAACTCTGTTTACTTTA